ACCGCCGCCGGGTGCGGCCGGATCTACACCGAGAAGATCAGCACCCGCAAGGCCGCCTCCGAGCGTGCAGGGCTCACCGCGGCGCTTGACTACGTGCGCCAGGGCGACACGCTCACCGTCTGGAAGCTGGACCGCCTCGGTCGCTCCGTCAAGGACGTGCTGACCATCGCCGACGACCTGCACGCGCGCGGCGTCGGCGTCAAGATCCTCACCGGCAAGCTGTCCGGCGCCTACTCGCCGACCGGCGAGGGCAAGTTCTTCTTCACGATGATGGCCGCGTTCGCCGAGCTGGAGCGCGACATCATCCACGAGCGCACCATGGCCGGGCTTGCCGCGGCACGCGCTCAGGGCCGCAACGGCGGCCGGCCGACCGTGATGAACGCAGACAAGCTCGCAGCGGCGAAAGCGCGCAAGGAACGCGGTGAGAGCCCTACGCAGATCGCCAGGGCCCTCGGCATCAGCCGCGCGTCCGTGTACCGGCACCTGGGCGGCGACACCGAGGCCGCCAATGCCTCCTGAGTCCCCTCCCGCCGAGCTGGTGGACGCGTTCGGGTACATCCGCGTATCGATGGCGCGGGATGAAATGATCAGCCCTCAGACCCAGAGGGCGGCGATCGAGGCGTGCGCCGAGCGCACCGGCCGCCGGGTCATCGACTGGATCGAGGATCTCGACCAGACAGGCCGCAGCTTCAACAAGCGCAAGATCACGAACGCGATTAACCGGGTTGCGGCTGGCGAGGCCGAGGAGATCATCGTCTGGAAGTTCAGCCGGTTCGGGCGCGACCGGGCCGGCAATGCCAAGTATCTGGACGAGTTGGAGAAGGCGGGCGGACGGCTCGTATCCGCGACCGAGGACATCGATACGTGGACCGCGACGGGAAAGTTCAGCCGCTCCATGCTGCTGGAGTTCGGCGTGTACGAGTCCGACCGGGCCGGGGAGATCTGGGCGGAAGTCTACGAGTACCGGGCGCGCAGAGGACTGCCCACCCACGGGAGGCCGAGGTTCGGCTACCGCCAGGCCGGGCGCGTCCCGGACGAGAAGAACCCGAAGCGCACCCGCCACGTGAAGGGCGAGGATGAGCGTTACGAGCCGGACCCGGACACCGGGGACGTGCTCGCCGGGATGTACCGCGCCTACATTGCCGGGGACGGGTTCACGACGATCGCACGGCGCCTGACGGAGGACGGCTGGCGCACCTCCTACGGCAACCCGTGGCGTGCCGACGCGGTGCGGGACGTGCTCGACTCCGGGTTCGGCGCCGGGTTCCTGCTGCTGCACGACCCTGCCTGCCGGTGCACCCGCAAGACGAAATGCCGCCGGAAGCAGCATGTCCGCGGCGCCCACGACCCGGTCATCACCGAGCAGGAATGGCAGGCGTACCAGGACCGCCGGAACGTGCCGCTGGCGGAGCTGCCGCCACGGGCCCGCGTCGCGGTGTATCCCGTGTCCGGGCTGGTGCGCTGCGGGCACTGCCGCGGCGCGATGGCCGCCACCGGGGACGGCGCGGGTGGCGCACCGGTGTTCAAATGCCTGCGGCACCGCAAGTACGCCGACTGCGACGGCCGTCCGTCGGTGACCGTGACGCGCCTCGTGGAGGCGGCGCGGGATTACGCGGCGGAGCTGGCCGCCGACATCGACCGGATAGCCCGCGAGGCCGCGATCCGGCAGCAGGCCCGCGGTCCCGCGCCTACCGCCGCCGCGGTTGCCGAGAAAAGACTCCGGGAAGCGGAGCGGGAACTGGTGCGGCTCGCGCGGGAGCGTGCTCGCGGCGACGGCGACATTCCGGACGGGGCGTGGAAGCTAGCTGCGGCCGAGGCGAGGGCGGACCGCGACGCGGCGGCAGCCGAGATGGAGGCGCTGCGGACGCGTGAACGGCAGATGGAGGCATCACGGGACGTGCCGCGCCTGCTGCCGTCCCTGCTGGCCGACTGGGACACCTTGCCGCCGGGCGCGCTGAACGCGATCCTGCGTAAGCTGGCGCGCCGGATCGTGGTGCACCGCGACGGGGAGCGGGCCCGGGACGGGAAGGGCCACTGGCTGCCGATGCCGGTGCGGATCGAGATCCATCCGGTATGGGAACCGGACCCCTGGGAGACCGACAATGATTTAGGGGGGTTGTGGTTGCAGAACGCCGCTGAATGACTGTTGTTCTGACGTGCAGGTTTAAGGGAGGGCGGGGCGCCGCATGAGCCGGTTCGCCGTAAGGGAGTCTTCCGGCGGGGTCGCCGCCGACGAGGACGACGTCGACGAGGCGCAGCAGCTGGAGGGCATCGCCGCCCTGATCCGGATCTCGCGTATGCAACATGTCGATAACGCCGGGAACGCGAAGTAAGCACCGCTGTAAACGCAACAACGCCCTGCGCCGTCCAACAAGACGGCGCAGGGATTACGGGGCGATCCAGGAGTAACCAATGATTATCAGCCGATACCAGCAGTGGGCGGACAGGATGATGGACGGGCGGGACGCCGGGGCCGACATGTCGTCGAAGCCGCAGCGTACGCCGCTCACGGCTAACCAGCACATCCTTCACCTGCTGCTTACCGTCTTCACCTGCGGCCTGTGGGCTCCGGTGTGGCTCGTGCGCGCATGGCGCGGGAACCCGCCCCGGCGGCAGACGGACAGGGGTGCCTGACGGGCTTCAGGTCTGCGGGCATGCGAAAAGGGGCCTCGATCCAGTCCGGAGACTGGATCGAGGCCCCTTTATGGCGTGCGCTGGTGTCTACCCGGTGGACCTGCGCTCGTGCTGGTGATCAGCGTACCGTTCTGGCGGGTCGTCGTGGTCCCGCCACGCGAACCTGAGCAGCGCCGCGTACAGCCAGGCGGCCGCTGCGACGAAGAGGCGCCCGAGCCGTCTCACGCGGCGGGAGCCGCGGGCGACGGAGGGACCGGGGCGGTCGCGGGCGAGGCCGGAGCAGGAACGGGCTTGCGCTTCGCGGCGTTGAGCGTCGCGACCGGGGTCACGTGGAACCGCACGATCAACGGCGCGATGGCGACGATGGCCGCGTTCACCGTCGCCACGATGCCCGGGTCGACGTGCGGCACCCCGAAGGTGATCAGCAGCGTCACCGCCGCGGTGACGAACCCGGTGAGCGCCTGCACCTGAAACGGCCTAGTCGCGATCGCGGCGATCAGCGCCAGCACCGCCGTGGTGACAGCCAGGATCGCGCCGGTCTGCTCGGCCGTGAGGCTGACGACCGTGGCCGACAGCAGCGCGAGGACCACCTGCACAGCGCCCGTGATGAGCGCCGGCTCCGTCTTAATGATCTGAATGAAACGAGACATGTTAGATGACCACCTGTTTGAAGTCGCAGTACTGGGCGAGCATGTCCAGCGTCGAGGCGTGGACGAGGAAGTCTCCGGACAGGGGTGCGTTCCAGGACGCGGACCACGAGTTTCGGGCCCGGAGCACGGTCTTGGCGAGCTCGACGTGCCCGGACTTGGTAAGCGCAAGCTGCTCGATGCCGGTCAGCAGGGTTTCGTGACCCCCGGCGACGCCGGAGTCCAGCGCGGCCTCGAGGGCTTCGACGGAACCGTCCCCGTCGATGAACCCCTGGCTGTCGGGCTGCTCCCAGGAGTAGAAGAACGGGGTGCCCTGCATGACCGTAGCCGCTTGCAGCAGCGAGAGGGCGCCCTGCACGTTGGACGCGCTCTTGTAGGTGCTGGCAAGCTTCAGCCGCTCAAGCTCGGCGGTCACGTAGTAGCCGGACGAGCCGCAGTCGGTCGGCGGCCACTCGCTCGACGGGTCGCCGGTCTGGTCGGTGACCGCGTGGTACAGCAGGATCGCGGCCTTCTCGTCCTGCACGGCGTCTGTAGCGGACAGGGTGAGACCGAACAGATCCAGGTCCGCGAGGTCCTTCCCCGCGGCCACCCACCGCTCGGCGAGGTGCGCGGTACCGGCGTTGCACGTGCAGGACCCGAGGGCGTCGACGACCTGCGCCCCGGCGACCAGCGTGGTCACGTCAATACCCTGCGACTTCAGGTCTTGCTGATCCAGGGTGGGGATCGGAACTGTGTGGCGTACCTCGCGGAGCGTCGAAAGCTCGGCCGCGACGTGCAGCCGGTGAAGCTGCATCGGCGGGGCGGACTGAATGCGGCCGTAACGGCTCATTTAACCTCCGTGTGCGCATAGAGAAAGCCCCCGGCGGATGCCGGGGGCTTGAGGGCAGGGAGCGCGGGCCTCAGCCCGCGGTCGTCTTGAACGTGACCGTTGCCCACTTGCCCGCGTGCGCCTGTGTGCCGGACGCGAGGGCCCGCACGAGCGCCGTGAGTGTCTTGCCCGGCGGGAGGCTGCCAAACTGCACGAGTTCGCTTGTCCCGGTCTTGTCGACGGTGCGCGGGTAGGACGGCAGGTCCTGGCCGCCCTCGCGGATGGTGATCTGGTAGCTGCCGACGCCCGCGGGCATCGGCTGGCCGGGCGACGACCATGCCAGCTTCACCGAGTTGGGGCCGACGTTTACCGCGCGCAGGTCACGCGGCGGCCCGAACACCCAGTCCGCAGGCGGCGGTGTCGGCTTGGCAGGGGTCTTGTACGCCAGCGCGGCAAGCTGGTCGATCGTCCCGTGGAACCGGGAACAGTCGGCGCGGCCGATGCCGGGGATCTGGTAGCTGTCGGTGAACTGCCACAGCTTGTGCGGCGAGGATGGCTCGCTTGACTGATAGGCGGCGATCCACTCGACGGGAAGGGCGTGCTGTGCCTGCCCGAAACTCGCGCCCGTGTAGGTCCACAGGTAGGGCCGGATCGCCTGCCCGTAGAGGCTGACCATCTCGCTGTACCAGGAGGACAGCATCGAGTGCTGGCCTTCCTCGAAGTCGGCGATGAAGACCTCACCGGGCTGGATGGGGCCGACGAGCTTGTGGAACGCCTGCGCCTGAGCGGCGCCAGACTGGCCGGCGACGAGGAACTGATACACGCCCAGGAACCTGACGCCGCCAGCGTGCAGCATCGTGCGCCGCTGGCCGCCGTACCACGCCTTATCGTCGTGGGCGTCGCCATACAGAGCGCGGATCACGATCGCCTTGGACCACGCCAGGTACAGCGCGTCCGTAATGTTCGGCTGGAACTCCGAACAATCCGCCAGCAGGACGGCGGGGCCGCTGGCCACCTCCGGCTGCGCCACTGGTTCAGCATTGGTGACCCCGGCGCGGAACGGGGCGGGACGGTCAGATGTCAATTTGGTTCCTTGTCTGTCATGCTCTGGACTGCCTCGTCGTGGGCAGCGATCACTTCGGAGTGAGTTGGTGCGCCGCCGGGTGAGTGCCGACGGCAAACGCGGTGTCCCGCTGCGGTCGCATGCCGCCCGAGCCGCGGACAGCGGTGTACCTCGCAGTTGTGCCGGCGCAGGAACGCTGCTGTCGCCGCGCTGATCGTCGCCGATGTGAGCAGCGCCGGGATGCAGCCAGACCAGGCGTCATACGCGTACGACTGCTGCGTGTCGACCCCGAGGACGTGCAGCAGCCAGTGCATCAGCCGCCGCCCCCCCACGCCAGCGCGCAGGCGGCGGTGACGCCCGCGATGATCAGCAGGAGGCCGAACGTCTCGCACAGCGCCAGGGGCAGGGACCGCTTGGCGCGCAGCATCGCCACGGTGATGCCGATGCACAGGCAGATGATCGCGCACTCCGCGATAGCGGCAGGTCCCGTGCTGAACGCGAACGGCAGCGCGGGCAGCAGCGCGCCGGCGAGGGTGGCGATGCCCATCACCGAGGACCCTGCGAGGCCGTCGCGGTTGTCGTCGGACAGCCACCATCCGGCGGCCATCGACAAGGCGGCCGAGAGCGCGCCGGACAATGCCGTCTCAAAGATCAATGACGGGCGGCTGAGCAACAGGAAAATTGTCACGCCGAGCAATGAAGCGGTCCCGTCGAAACTTCCGAGAATCGCAGGACGCGCGAGTTGTGAACGCAGTGAAATCCCCTGTCTAAGCGTGGTATTCGATAGAATGGCCTAGACAGCATGAAACCCCCCCGGACGTGACCCAGGAGGGTTTCGGCGAGGCGTCTCACTAGGAAGGAATCCGCCTCATGGCCACTGTAAACGCCGTGTCTCCCGCGAGCAACGACGGGTCGTCGATCATCGACCAGAGTCAGCCGTACGCGGTCGAGTTCACGATCAAGGGAGTCGCACCGCTGCTCTTTCATCGCTGGTCGGTTGAAGCGGTAGCCGAGAAGGCCGCTGCGGCAAAGGGATCGGCAGCGAAGAAGACCGACGACATCCAGTCCTACGTCTGGCGACTAGACAACGGCGAGATCGGTCTCCCCGGCGAGTACGTCCGGCAGGCGGCGATCCTTGCGGCAAAGTTCCGCCAGGATCCGCGATCACCCCGAAAGTCGGCGATGGACTTGTACAAGGCGGCGCTCGTGTCGCTTACCGACCTGGCGTCGCTCGGAACCACCGATTGGGACTATCTCGATCAGCGGCGCGTGATGATTCAGCGCGCAGGCGTCACCCGGTGCCGTCCAGCGTTCCATCCCGGCTGGTCGGCGAGGTTCATGTTCCAGGTCCAACTGCCTGAATACGCGCCCCCGGCCGACGTCCTGGACGTTCTCGCGAACGCTGGCCGTTTGATCGGCGTCGGCGACTTCCGGCCTTCTTTCGGCCGGTTTCAGGTGACCTCGTTCGAGGTAGCCTGACCTAGTACCTCTGCGGCCTGGCGAGGCATGGCGCGGTCCGGCGAGGCAGGGCGCGGCGTGGTGGGGCAAGCCATGGCAGGGTTTGGCGGGGCTGGGCGTGGCATGGTAGGGCAAGGCAAGGAGACTGCGGTGGCCGCCTTCGGGTAGGCGCCGCAGTCGTTTCCGCCGCAACTCGCGAACACGCGAGGGCGTGCCTCACGAGCTGGCCCCCGGGTGCATGTGCTTCCACTCGCCTGCCGAGTAGAAGTGCGCAGGGGGCTCAACGCCAGCCTTGCGGTACCGCATCGGCTCCCAGAGAGGACCGGGCAAGACGTGTACGCCGTACGCCGTGCGATGGTGGGCAGAGCACAAAACCTCGAGGTTGCCCGGAGACTCGGCCCATGCCTGGAAGTCGTCATCATCGGCTAGATGCAGTCCGAGCGCCTCGTTCACCCGGTGGAAGTCTGAGGCGTTGACCTGGGAAAACTCCAAATGTGAGTGATGGAGTTCGGGAACTCCGGCGCAGTACGGGTCAGCGAGGATGCACTTCCACAGTCCCTGTCGCTTGAGCCGCGCCTTGGCCTGCTCGAACAGACGGTAGTGCGGGTCGCCTTCCCGGGGCTCATGCTCGGGAATCGAGGCGACGATGTGCAGCGTCATGGCCTGCTCGTGCGCCGGGATGACGTCTCCCACGCCTCAGCCTCCGATCCGGACACAGGCGCTGACCTTGAGGACGTCGGCGCGGATGAGGCAGGAGGCCGCAGACGGGTGTGACGGCGGCGGGGGCGGAGATGTCGCCGGGTGCGTGCCCGAGGTGGTGGACGGCCCGGTCGGCTGGCTGCCGGACGATGGCGCACCGGGGCCGGACGACCTTCCGCCTCCCCTGGAGCCTGTACCGGATCTGCCGTGCGAGGCGACAAGCACCGGTGAGGACGGCGTAGTGCCGGATGGCGACGCGGACGGGCTGGGCCTCAAGGGCGTGGACACCGGGGCCGCAGGCGGGGTCGTGGCGGACGGCGTGCTAGAGGCAGGCGCGGACGGGGGCGGCGAGCCTGCCGCGACCGGCGGTGACCCGGGCGGCGAGTGTCCGAACAACTGGGCACCGAAAACCGCTCCGGCAGCCGCCATTGCGGCTATCGCACTCGGGACGGCCTTGTAAACCCACTGATGTGCCATGCCTTAGTGGCCTCCATGGCTGATCAGGAACGAGAGGAAGGCCGACGCCGCCGCTACTGCCGCGGGGAGTGCACCGGTCCACAGCAGCGTGCGCCAGTGCATCCGGTGCTGCGCCCCGGCCTCGGCCTGCGCCGTTATCCGGGCGTGCAGTTCGCGGACATCGTCGCCGTGGACGCGCCGCAGGTCGTCGATGTGCCCCTTGATCTCCGTGAACCGGTAGTCCAGGGCCTGCTTGTCCGACAGGTACTCCGGCCGTCCGATGACGCCGTTCAGCGTGTCCTGTATGCGCCCCAGGCGCCAGGCCAGCTCAGCGTTCGATGGCTCGTCACTCACGCCCACCCCCCGGTGCTGTCTCAGGACGGCCAGATGCTCATCGCGGGCAACGCAGTGCCTGCCGCGCGGTGATCGCGCAGATCATATGATTCCCCCGCGCCGGGTTCGCCCGGTCAATCCAGCACCCACTGCCATGTCGGTGCAGCGCTGTAGGTGACGGTGATCGAGTGCCCGGACGGGACACGCACCCACCCGGACGTGATCCCGGTGAGGGTGGTGGCGTCTACGGCGATGGCGGACACGGTGCCGCCCCGCACGTTGACCCAGGCGTCCCGCCAGGCGGTGTTCTGCACGGCAGACGAGCTGACGGCGGGCGGGGAGGACCACACGCCGGGGCCGAGCTCGTCGCAGATGACCTTGACCTTGCCGCCGCCGATGACCACCGGGAACCGGGCATTGGCGGGATCGCGGAACCGGAAGATGCCGTGGACGCCTCCGTCATCCCGGAAGTCGTAAGCGGGCGTCCCGTTGCACTCGGAGTCCCAGTCGATATCGACCTGGATGTTGCTTCCGGAGGACAGAAAACCGCCGTTGTATGCCTCGGCCGCGATCGAGCTGATCCTGATTATGTGCTGCGTGCCGGACTCGCCCTGCGAACCGTCGACCAGCATCGTCACGTCGTTGTAGATGGCGTTGAGCTTGTGCGCGTCGAAATGGTCGGCGACGCTGAAGCCGAGCTCGTAGCCCTCGGCAGCGCAGTCGGTCATGGAGATGTCGGCGTTGTTGCCCCCTACCGGGGTGCGCCAGCCGACGCCGATCGACCCGGTGAACGCCGGTGCCGCGATGTTGCTGAGGTACGGCTGTACCGCGGCCGTGTTGACGCCCGTAGGGGCGAAGATGTGCGCGGCGGATGACTCCGCCCGCATGCCCGCCACGTATCTGAAGTCCCAGGCGGACATGTTGGTCCAGATCGGGCACCACACGCCGATGCCCTTGATGACTGCCTTCACGTTGGCGGTCGGAAGGGCGCCGCTCACCGAACTGAACCCGGCTTCCCCGGACGGGCCGCCGATGACGGACTGCACGCCGAACGTGGAAGAGGCGGGCTTGGGGGCGGTTGCCATCGACACCAGCGACGTGCCTGCCACGTTCGGGATCAGCGAGTTCCAGAACTGGGCGTATCCCGCGTCTCCTGCGCCGGTCAGCGCAATGACGAGCTTGCGTGAGGTGCCGTTGGCGGCCGGGTACGGCAGGGGGATCTGGGCGTTGAACGTCGGCGTGGTGGCTCCGTCGCCGGTCTGCACCGGGCCGGACGCGAGGACGTAGATCTTCGACCCGAACAGGATCTCCGCGAAGTAGTCGCCCGAGAGAGCGTAACTGCCCGCCGCGTTCACGGCGGCGTTGACGGCCGGCTGGTCATCGGTGCCGAATACCGCCGGGCAGCCGTTCACCGTTGCGGACGGCGCGGCAGTCAGCACCGCGGTCGTCGCATCCGTCACCGACACGATCGTGGTGATCAGCGGCCCGTTCGCGGAGCCGTTAGCGCCGTGGATCATGATGTGCTTGCCGCCGTCGACCGCCGTGGACGTGAACACGGCCGGCGTGGCGGTCACGGTCGTGCTGCCCGCCGTCGTGTTCACGGTGCAGACGATGCCGTCGCCTTCCGCGCCGTAAGACTCGGGCCGGAACTGATAGGGCTGGTACTGCGGAGGCACGTTGCCCAGCTCAGACGCGGGCACCTGCCCGGAGTCGTCCAGCGTCGCCGCTCCCACGTCGGAGGCGGTCAGCGTCACCGCGCCGGACTTCCCGTTCACGGACGACACGCCCGCTCCGCCGCCGCCGCCAGCGGACAGCTGCGACAGGTCCACGGTTTCGCCGAGGCTGCTCGGCAGCTGGATCTTGTAAGAACGCTGCTCCCATCCGGCGATGGACTCCGTCACCGTGTAGGAGAAGCCGGACGGGATCAGGGTCGCGTTGTCGGTGCACGGCAGCGCTATGCCGGGCTGGCCGCCCGTCGTCAGCTGCCCGTCCACAACCCCGGCGGTAGCGGCGCGGCCGAAGACTACCTTTCCGGTGCTGTCGGTGATGACGTCGCTGGGGTCGAACGTGACCGTCCCGCCGGACGCGAGAGTGCCGTCGATCGACTGGTAGGTGGCGGTCACCAGGATGACGGACAGGTCCGTGGGCAGGGACATGCTGCTATCTCTCCTTAGTAGGGCGCGCCGACCGAGTAGATTCCGGTGCCGAACGCGAACGACGCGGCGCCCGCGAAACCCCAGCAGGTGACGCCTCCGTCGGAACCGACTCGCAGGGCCGCCGACTCGTTGTTGCTGAACTGGGCGCCGGGCAGGATGCGCTGCTGATCGGTGTGGGCCTGGAGCATCCGGTCTGATGTCGGCCGGTAGGCCGCCGGCAGCACGTTGGTGAGGACGTGCGTGCCGTCGCCGTTGTTGCCGCCTCCAGGTGCACCCAGCCGGAACTCGGCCATGACCACGCCCGGCGCGATGAACCGGTAGATGAAGTAGTTTGCCGGGTGGCCCGCAATCCAGCCGTTCGCCCCGATCCCGGCGTCATTCCAGTCGTCGTCTACCCAGACGGTTTTCCATGCCCCGCCGGGGGTGGATGACATGAGCAGGTTGCCGGTGTCGGGCTGCATCAGCAGGCTTGCCCGGTCCAGCGTCGGCGTGCCGGCCGTCGAATTCATCACCGGAATCGGGCTGGAGATCTTCATCCGCTCGTCGACGAGGGCGGACAGCGACCCGTTGGACGCCGATGTCCAGTGCGCGATCGGCAGGTCCCACAGGCCGGTGCTCGTCTGCGTGACCGCCGGGACCTGCGGGCTCGGCGCCGGGGTGCCCGTGATGACCGTCGGGACGATGAACCCGGCCGCGGTGGTCGCGGCCCGGTTGAGCCGCAGGACCAGGCGGTCGATCCGGTTCTGCGCTGACGCGGCAGGGATCGACACGTACGTCGCCGCCGACACTGGCTTGTAGAACGCCCTGACAATCGCGCCGCCCGGCTGGATCACGGCGTTGCGGCCGGAGGCGTCCAGGCTCGGCGCCATCTCCGAACCCTCGCCGGGGATGATGCCGCTGCCCATCGCGGGGTGGAAGAACTCCTCCCACTGGCCGACGGTCGACATCGCGGAGATGCCCGGCACCGGATAAGCATCATCGGCCATGTTCAGGGTGTCCTTTTCTGCAGCTCGTTGACGCGCTGTTTCACGATGGTCAGCTGGTCGGTGAGGTCGTTGCCGGTCGCGGTCTGCGTGGTGGTGCCCACGTTGAACTGGATCAGCCGCGTCCCGGCGCTCGCGTCGGCCTCGATGTGCACGCTGGAGATCACGTCGGTGATCACCGTGCCGGGACGCGTCGGGTCCACGATCGTGACGATGTCGCCGCGCCGCACGGTCTGCGGGTAGCGGACCTGGGCCGTCTCCACGATCGTGCAGTCCCGCGCGTACTGGCGTGCCCCGGCGGTCAGCGCCGCCTGCCCGGCCTGGGTGATCTGCGTCGCGTCGGACGTGCTCGAGGAGTCCACGGTCTGCCGGACGATCATCCGCCACGATTCGGCTGAGGCGGAGTCGTCGACCTCGGTGACTATCTGCGCGTTGCTGCTGCCGGCGCCGAGCACCACGGCGTGCGTCAGCGTCGGCATCGACACGGTGGTCGACGCACTGGTCAGGGTCCCGGCTTCGCGGGAGAACCGCATTCTGGCCGTGAGGTCGCGCGGCTCGTACACGTCGAACACGAGCGAACTGCCCTGCTGCAGTACCTCGGCGCCGAGGTTCGACCCGGCCTGGCTGATCGTCTGGATGATGTCGAGCAGCCCGTTGAACCGCGCCGAGAACGACACGATGTCGCCGCGCGCCTGGTCCGTCGCGACAGTGACCGTGCGGGCCTGCGGCGCGCTCGCGTCCCCGCGGGCCGCCGCGCGCGTGCTGCCGACGTTCGCGGAGACGTAGTGCTTGATGACCGTCTCGGCCGCCTTGGATGTCTGCGTGTCCTGGTAGGCGGCACCGGTCTGCCCCACGGCGTTCTTCGTCGGGTCCGGATAGGCCAGCTCGTTGCTGACGATAACGAGGTCGTCGGATCCGGTGACGGTCAGCGTCCCCGGGCCGCCGTCGTCGGCCGCCGTCCACGAGCGCGGCCCGTCGTCCTCGAGCGGCCCGGACAGCAGCTCCTGCCCGTAGCGCAGCAGGATCACGCCCCAGCCCGGATTTATCTTGGACAGCACCGACGGGATCGCGGGCAGCGTCAGCGTCCAGCTCGACACGTCGGCGTGCCGGTGGTCGAGGGTGAGCGTCTTCCACGGCAGGTAGCCGCGCCTGTTCAGGTCCGGGTCGCGCGCGATGACCTGCCACTCGCTGCTGGCTACCATGCGCCTTGATACCTCGGCGCGAACTCGACGGTGACGTTGCTGGCGGCCGTCGCCCCGGTCACCGTGATGGACAGGTTCGTGTCACCCGGCGGGAGGGTCCAGAAGTCGGGGTAGTCCGCGAGGTTCGGCCACCAGTCTGTTCCGCCAGCGTCGATCGCGGTCAGGCCCGTAGTCGGCGCGAGCTCCACCGGCCGGCAGTCCACGGTCACGACCGTCCCGGCTGGGATCGCCGTCGTGAACGCGTACGACTGACCGCTGTCAGCGTTCGTGACGGTCACGGTGCCGGGCCCGGTGATCGTCCAGATGGGGTAGGCGTCCGTGTCTCCCGGGTTCGTTACCGTGCTCGCGCCGATGACCGCACCGGAGCCGAGCAGCACCGGCGGCATCGGCGGCACTCCGGCCGACACCGGGGCGAGCTGCCACGTCTTGCTGACCGTGTCGCCCTCGAACGTCGGCACCGGGGCGTAGAACTGCAGGTTCGGCAGCACGCACCAGCCCGCCGCCACATCATCAAGCTGGTCCTCGGTCGGGTTGCCGCCGCCCTGGTAGTAGGCGGCGATCGACCGCTGCGACGCGTCCGGCAGGCTGACGGTGACCCTGCCCGGAACCGGCAGGCCCGTCGCCGGGTCTACCGGGTGCCGGAGCGTCGCCCGCAGCGCCCCCAGCCGCGCCCGGTACGTGTCCGAGTCCGGCCCCATCACGTACAGGGGAATAGTCATGACCCGGGGCTGCTGCCGGTGGGTGCGCACCAGCGTGGACCCGTCCCACATCTGGTCGCTTACGATCTGTGCGTCCACCGGCCCGAACCCGGTCCGGCCGGTCGTCGAAATGTAGCCGCCGTCGCTGTCGGTCAGGTCAATGACCGCGCCGGACGCCGAGGTCCAGGTGACCTGTTTTCCCAGCCACGGACCCACGCCGCCCCCTTCGCTACCGGCGGGCGAGGCGGACCTGCCGCGCCGCCGCCGTCAGCCCGTTCTCGATGTCCTTGACCGTGGTGAACCCGGGAACGTGGTTGATGTTCACGTTCTCGACGTGCAGGGCCCCGCCGTCGCCGCCCCTGGCCGTCAGCGCCGCGCTCTGCTCCGGCGAGTACACCCGCCCGGACTGGCCGAAGGACGCTAGTTCCGGGCCCCGGTCGCCGACAACAAACAGCTGCCCGGCGGAGAACGTGCCGCCGTGCCCGTAGTGCGGCAGCTTCGACGCCGGCACGCCCAGCCAGCGGGCCACCTCGCGGCCCATGGTGGCCCCGAGGTTCTTCATCTGCTTCTCCAGCGCCGACTGCTGGGCCTTGAACCCGTCCACGACGGCTTTCCCGTACACGGCGACCGCGGCGGTGTGCGCCACCCCGCCCGCGGCGCTGGTGATGGCACCCTCGGCGGTGTTGATCTGCTTGATGATCGACGACCCGCCGGACAGCATCGCCTGTGCGTAGGTGTAGCCGTCGTCCGGGCCCATGGCGACCACCTGCTGCAGCAGCGTCTTCGACAGGCCCGCCTTCTTGAGCTGGCCGATCGCGCCGCTGAACTTGTTCAGCTGGGCGAGTTTCGCCTGCAGCTGTGACGAGAGGCCGCCGCCCTTCTGGAACGGGTCCACGGTCAGCCCCGACAGCGCCCCGTAGCCGGACAGATTCGATTGCACCGACGACTGGTAGGAGACGGCGGCGTTGTGCTGGCTAGTCAGCGTCGTGAGCTTGTTGGCCAAGTTGGTCAGCTGCCGGGACTGGGTGCTGATCTCTCGTTCCCGCGAAGCGGCGGAATGACCGCTGTAATACGTCTGGATGGCCTTCACGGCGGCGGACTGTTCGCTCGCGATTTTGCTGAGCGTGGTGACGACGCCGGACATGTAGGTGTCGGCGACGGTGAGGCCGCGGCTCTGCTCTGCTGTGAGCCGGCCGCCCACGACCCCTCCGGACGCGAACCCTGGCACGCCGTGCGCCTTCAGGGCGTCCGCGAACAGGGGCACCAGGTGCTTCGGGATGACCGCCTCGCCGGGCGTGAGCATCGCGAGCACGCTGTCGCTGTTCCCGGTGCCGGGCACCTTGCCGCCGGATGCATACCATCCTGCGGACGTTTCGTGCGCCCACGCGGCCGCCGGCGACCCGTACCGGCCCAGGATGTAGCCGAGACCCCACCGGATCTGGGTCGCCGGGTTCGTCATGTAGTCCGCCCCGGCGCTGGCCATCTTCGACGCTGGCAGCGATTGCGGGATGCCGTACGCGCCCGACGACGGGTTCGTGGCGGTGGTGTTCCACCCGGACTCGCGGGTCCACAGGGATTGCAGTGCGGTCCACTGCGAGCCGGTCCAGCCCATCGCCGCGGCCATCGCCTTGCCGATCGCCTCGTTGGAGGCGTTGCCGCCGCCACCGCCGCCGCTGAACAGGCCGCCGATGAAATTCCCCAGTTTCGACCCGAGCCCGGTGAGCGCGCTCAGCGCCTTCGACGGCAGGCTCGCAACCGACGCGAGGCCCTTCTCCACGATGGAGCCGAGCGCGTCCGGCAGCGACCCGAAGATCTGCTTGACCATGCCGGTCAGGTCACCGCCCATCATGCCCTGGAACAGGCCGGACATCAGGTGGCCGCCGATCCCGGCCATGACAGTACTGGGGCTCTTGATGCCGAAGAAATGCTTGACCCAGTTGATCACGGGGTCGACCACGTTCGACTTCACCCAGCCGCCGATGTCCTTCATGGCGTTGACCATGCCGTTTTTCAGGCCGCGGATGATGTCGCCGCCGTGACCGACGAGCCAGCCGCCCGCTTTCGCGAAGCTCCCGATGATCCAGCCGCCGATCTTCGTGATCCACGACCACGCGGCGGACCACTGGGCTTTCTGTCCGTTCCAGAGCCCGGAGATAATGTCACGGCCGTGACCCACCAGCCAGCTAGCGGCCTTGGCGAACGCCGAGATGATCCAGCCGCCGATCTTCGTCACCCAGGACCAGGCCGTCGACCACCGATCTTTCTCGCCGCTCCACAGGCCGTCGATGATGTCCCGCCCGTGGGCGAGCAGCCACGATCCGGCCTTGGCGAAGACGCCGCCGATCCAGCCGCCGATCTTCGTCACCCAGGACCAGGCATCGGACCAGCGGGCCTTCTCGCCTTCCCACAGGCCGCCGATGATGTCGCCGCCCACCTTGAGCAGCCACTTCCCGGCCGCCTTGAACGGGGCGAGGACGAAATTCCCGAACTTGCCGAGCCACCGGACGACGGCCCCCCAGGCGTCCTCGGCGCCGTACCACAGGCCGAGGAGGATGGACTCGCCCTTACCGCGCAGCCAGGACAGCGCGTCCTTGAAGTAGCCGCCGATCAGGTCACCGACCGGCCCGAACACCTTCCCGAGGATTTTCTTCAGCAACGACCACAGCATGTCGCCGACCTTCGCGACCGGGCCGAGGAAGAACTTCGTCAGCGGGCCGATGATCGGCACCTTGTCGAGCACGTCGATCAGGATCCCGGCGGCCTTCCCGATCGGGATCAGCGCCAGGATGAACTGGAGCATGTCGAGCGGGTGATGGATGGCCTCGTCCAGGATCGCCGGGAGGAGGCCGTTGAAGATCCCGACGATGAGGCCGACCATCACCTTCGCGGCCGCGCCGCCCACCTGCGTCCAGTTGATTTTCCCGAGCAGGTCGACGAACGCCGCACCGATCTTCTGCGCCCCGGACACGGCACTGGACAGTATGTCGGAGAACACCTGGCCCCAGTCGACCTTTTTCACCGCGCTGATGATGCTGTCCGCGATGCCGCCGCCTGCCTTCGCCGCGTGGCCGGGCAGGGCGTTGAAGATCTGGGCGGACTGTCCGCCGATCTCCGGCCCGAGCCGCGCCTGGACCGTGGCGGCGGGCAGGTTGTAGAGGCTCGAAGTACCGCCGACGACAGGACCGAGCTTCGTCGGGACCGTCACCGGCGCGTTGAAGATGCTGGCCTTCGTCCCGCCCACCACGGGTCCGAGCTGCACCGGCACCTTAACGGGCTTCGGCTTCTGCTTGATGCCGAACAGGTTGTCGATCCAGGTCTCTACCTGGTCGAAGTCGCGCTTGATCGTGCCGACCGGGATGATCGACATGACCGCGTGCGCGAACTTCGCCACCGCCGGGACCGCCGTGGCGGCGAGGTATTTCACGAACGCGGTGACCGGCGGCAGCAGGTCCAGGCCAAGCCGGATCCCGAGCGTGTCGATCGATGACCGGAGTATCGCGAACTGTGCCTGCGCGGTCTGTCTCTGCGCCGCGACCGCCCCGCCATACCTCCCGGTTGTGTCGTTGATTTGCTGCTGCTTCTTCTCCAGCACGTCCAGGTTGTTCAGCATCGTCATGATCGCGCTGGACGACCGGCCGCCGCCGAACGCGGCACTGATGATCTGCGCCTGCTTCGACGCGGACATGCCGGACGCGTCCAAGTGATCCTTCAGCAGGCTGATCGCGCCGATAAGGCCCTGCGGCCCGCGCATCGCGTTAGCGAGCTGCAGCCCGGTCAGGCCGATCTGCCCCAGCACCTTGTTCGCCGCCGCGGACGGTGCGCCGAGCAGCGAGAACGACATCCGCAGCCGTGTCGCCGCATCCACGGCAGGCACGCCCTCGTCCGTCATCAGCGCGAGCGCCGAGCCGACCTGCGACAGCGACAGGCCGAACGTTTTCGCCGACGGGAGGATGCCGGTACCGATCGCCTGGACGAAATCTTCCATCTTCATGTTGCCGGCGCCGATGATCGCGTTCACAGTGGACGCGGCACCGCCGAAGTCCGTTGCGCCCCGGATCCCGGACCGCCACGCGCCGGCGAGCGCGTTAGTCGTGTCCTCCAGGTTCGCGCCGCCGACCGCCGCCAGGTCCGACGCGGTCTTGAGCGCCTTCATCGCGTCGGCGTTGTCCATGCCGACCGACTTCAGGTGATACAGGGCCTCGGACAGCTGCTCCGGGCCCTGCTGGGTCGACGGGGCGAGCTGGAGGACGCTTTTCGTCAGCGACTCCACCGCGGCCTGGGACGCCCCTGCCTGCGTGTGGATCTTCTCCATGCTGGCCTGGAAGTTGACGGCCATCTTCACGGACTCGGCGCCGATCACGGCCGCCGCGGCGCCGATCGCCGCCCCCGAGACTGCGACCGCCTTCCCGAGGCTGCCCACGGTCCGTTCCAGCCGGGACGCCGACTCCCCCGCCTTGTTGAACGCGGGGCTGGCCGAGTCCCTCCCGATTAGGTCATAGATGACGGAAACGGTTGAAATGGGGATTCACCCCCAATTCAGCGCCTAGTGCCCAACCTCACCGGGCGGCCGCCAGACCTGCTGCCCGTTCTCCCGCTCCTCGGCGTCTTCGGCTTCAAGCCGGTAGTACGCCCGCCATTCCGCGATCTCCCGTGAGGAGACCCGTTCCAGGAACTCCTCGGCGGTCATGCCGCCGATGTCGCGGACTAGCCGGAGAATGAATCGCCGCTCTGGGCGGCGTCTGAGTTTCCCGCAAGCTCCTCGACGTCCTCGTCGGACAGGCCGGACAGACGGGAGGCGACCTCGAACAGCCGGTTGAGCGCCGCGGCAGACTTCAGGCCGAGCGCGTTCGCGTCCCGGTCCTCGAAGATCCGGTTGCCGTCCTCGTCGATCACGGAGCGGACGACGAGCTTCGCCCGGACGTTCGCGAGGTTCCGGACCATGTCTTTGCCGCGCTGCTGCACGATCGAGGCTTCCCAGTCGTCCCGCTCGCGCCCGTTCAGCGCCCGGACGATCACGTCGCCATCCCATTCGGGGACGTTCACGGTCTCGCGCTTGAGGTCGTCGGTCTTGAGGATGTCGTCTCTGGACAGGAACACGCTGCCCCGCCTTTCGCTAAGTGATTTTCCTGGTGATGTCGGCGGTGATCTTGTTGACCGCGACCTTCGCGCCGGCACCGAGGGGACGCACCGTCCTGTAAAAGAACGGGTGCGAGTCCTGCTGCCTCCAGTTGTCCGTGTTACCGAACACTGGATGTCTCCAGGGGGACTTGGTCCCCTCCATGTATGCCGGGAGAGCCCGCTGCCCAGACGGCATCTTCGCCGTGCTCATCAGGATCGAGACCTGGGCGTTCTTGCCGCTGGTGCGGACCCGCAGCGTGACGGCTTTCTTGAGCCGTGCCCGCAGCCCCGTCGACCCGGAGGTGCCCTTGACGGGGATCGCGTCGATCGACGTGCGGACGGCGGGCACGAGCGGTGCCGCGGCGGCCCGCAGTTCGGTGCGAAACTGGCGGATGATCGCCTTGTCGTTCATGCGCCGCAGTTCCCGGCTGATCTCACTCAGGTCCGCGCCGGTCGCCCGGACCTGGAACGTGCCGGGCTTGCTGTAGGACCTGATCCGGGACGGGGCAGGCATCAGGATCCCGGGATGGTGACGTTCTCTGCCGGCTCGCTGGGAACAGCGAACGTGACCACGACCGTGCCCGCGTTCGTGATCGTCGTGTCGGGTGCCTGGGAGACCACGGTCACCGGGTACACGTCCATCAGCTTCCCGGGCTCATCCCCCTCCCATAGCACGATAACGAACCCGTCGGTGTCACGGGGCAGCAGTTGCCGCGCGTCGTGGCTGTCCTCGCTGGTGTACATGGTGATCGACGAGGACGCGGCGGTGACCTGGCCGCCGATGTCGCCGGCGAACCGGGACTTCAGGTCTGGCACCGACACGGTGGCCGATGTCGTGTTGAACCCGGACATGGCCGACAGGTCGCCGGTCAGGTCAATCCCGGCATCGAGCTCGGCCCTCGTCGGCGACGCGATGTTGGCGATCGTGGGCACCCAGTACACGGCCCGGGTGCCGGGCGGGTAGTAGCGCGTTGCCGCGGTGATCGGAGTAGCTACCATCGTTCACTCCCCTGTCTCGGTGTTTCCCGCCCGGCGGCGGGACTTCTTCTCGGGCTTGGCAGTGTCGTCCGCCTCGCCCGGCGGGACGTCCTCGGGTGACGGGGCATTCTCCGGCGTCCCGCAGGTGGCCTGGACGTGCTCCAGGCCCTCCTTGATCTGCGCAACGGGATCCGGCTCCGGCGGTTCCGTCTCCACCCAGCCGCAACGCAGATGGTCGGCGAGCGCCGAGCGGGCGATCCGCGTCTTCCCGCCGGTCACCGGGTGCTCGATCCAGACCCACTCCATCAGGCGGCCCTGATCACGGCGACGGTCACGCTGGTGACAGCGTCGTAGGTGAACGTCGCAAGTCCGTCAGCCGGATCCTTGTACAGGTCCAGCAGCGGGATGAAACCCGTGTCGCCCGCGGGCACCGGCACCGTGCGCGAGTTCACGGTCAGGCTGTCGACCGTCTCCGGCACGGCCAGCGTCACCGTGTGCGCCGACGCGTCGCCGTTCTTCACCAGCAGCACGACGCCGGGGCCGGTCGGGGCCTTGTCGTTTCCGGGCGATGCCGTCGCCGCGGCATAGTCCGAGGCGCCCAGCGAGAGGCCGCCGTGCGGGATCACCTTCACTGGCAGGGTTGCCATGTGCGCGTTCCTTTCGGGTGTGTTCAGCCGGCGCGGTGAACCGCAAGCCGTTCCTGCGCGTCATACGGAACTGGGGGCACGCAAATGCGCACGGAAGGACGAATTATGGACAGCGGCAGATCAGGCAGCGAAAGGATCAGCGGATGGGCGGCGCTGGTCATCGCGGACGAATGCGCGGCGTACTGGCTGTGGCGGACGGGCGTGCTGAGCACGATGCTGGCGGCGGTCCTCGGCGCCGTGACGGCCGTGGTGATCCTGGCAGTGCACGGGACGGTCAAAAGCCGGGCGCGGCGCAGGCGGCAGGAACTGATGAGCCGGCTGGCCTCCGATATGCGCCAGGTCGCCCGCAGCCGGCCGTAAGCGGCGAGTCCAGGCGCTGACGGCCACCTCGAACACGATCGTGGCGACCGCGCCGCGCGGGCCCTGCTCCTGGTCGAGCGTGTGGGTGCCCATGTGCGCCATTGCGACCGCGCCGCCGAGGGTCTTGTCCCCGGCGATCACCTGCCCGCATTCGGCGAGCAGTTCGTAGGCGCATTCCCGTGCCGCGGCGGCGTTCCCGGCGCCGTTCAGGACAGCCAGCAGGTTCCGGATCGTGTACGTCTCGGCCTGCGGCGCCATGACCAGCCCGTCGACCGTGGCGTCGTAGTCGACAGCCGGGGTGCCGGGCTCAGGGTAGGCGCCGGTGCGGGACATGCGTTCCCCGGTGAACCCGACCGCGATCGCGGCGGATGCCTTCGACTCCGACACGACCGGTCCGTCGAGGATCTCGGTGCCTTCCAGGCCCGGGGCGTCACGGAACATGGTGACCAGTCCGGCGAGCGCCGCGGGAACAGTCGGCTTCCATCCTGTCATCAGGTCACCGGCCTACGCGATCGAGGGCCGGGGCTCGCCCAGCCACTCCCGGACCTTGCGGGGCAGCATGAACATCTGCTTGTAGTCCCCGGCTTCCTCCGGGCCGATGACGCCGCCGCCGATGACGGCCGGGCCGCGCTGCGTCTCCCACACGTGCTGCAGCAGCACCAGCGCGCCCTGCATGATGTGGTACGGCACCACCTGGTATCCGGCCGTGTACGTGGCGGTGATGTCGCCGCGCAGCGACGAGCCGCGCAGCAGCCGCACCAGCCCGGTTTCCGGGTTGGTGCGGACGTCGCTGGTCACATCCCATGTCCTCATGCCGTCGGCGGAGGCGAGGGAGTCAACGGAGATGATCGGCACCTTCCACAGGCGCAGCCGGTTAGCGTGCGGATTCCAGTCGGTGAAGGTGAACTGGCGCCGGGCGATGACCTCGTTCTTGACCCGCTCGACTGTCTCCGTCGTGCCGGCGAGCCACGCCCGAAGCTCGTCGTCCTCGCTGGTGTCGGCGGGGTCGATGCCGAGGAACTGCTTCGCGTCGGCCAGCGACACAATGCTCGGGATGACCGCGGGCGCGACGTCGAACACGTCGGTGTACGCGTCGGCCGGGCTGGTCGCGACCCACCGGACGATATGCCGTCCCGGCTGCACAGTCACGTAAGAGTACGCGTAGTCGCCGGCGGGCGCGTCCGCGCTCGCGATGGACGGCGCGTCGGTAGTCCCGTCCGGCAGCGTGATCGTCAGCGTGACCTGCCCCGCATTCACGGGGTTACCGCTGCCGTCACGGACCTGGAAGGCGAGCGGGACGGCGGCGCCGAGGTCGAACATTAGCGTCCCTTGCGGGCCTGAGCGGAACCGCGGGCTGGGCCGGCAGCCTGGGGCGCCGCCTTGGGCGCGGCGGGCTGCCCCTCCTGCTGCTCCGGTACCTCCGCGGCGGCTTGCGGCTTCGCGGCAGGCTTCGCCGGCTCCTCGCTCACCTCGAAGTCGACGGTGAGCGGGGCAAACAGGTGCCCGTAGGAAGCGAGCACCCGATGCCCGGCCCGCGCCGTCTGGCCGGGCGTGATGTACTGCGTCTGCCCGTCCAGGAAGATGACCGCCCCCTGGCGGGCGATGAAGATGTCCCCGGCCATGTCGTGTCCTTTCGCTAAATCCGCCGCAGCTTCACGTTCATGTCGCCGCCGGACCCGTCCAGCCATAGCCCTTCCCTGGCGAAGCAGCAGCCGCGGGCATAGGCGGCGCCGTACCGCTGGTGCAGCCCCGTGCCGGGCACCCAGTAGTCGAACGACTCCTCGGTGAGGAACCGGCGGTGCGTCGGGTCCGTGTAGGCGTTCCGGGACTGGTAGTGGACGGTGTGGATGAACAGCAGGCCGCCCGGCGCCAGGACGCGGTGGCATTCGCCCATGAAGCCGACCGGGTCGGCGACGTGCTCGAACACGTCCCAGGCGCGGATCTCCTCCGCCTCGCCGTCCTTGAACGGCCACGGGAAGACGTCCAGGTCATGGGCAACGTCCACGCCGGGCTGATCCCACACGTCCACGTTCACGTAGCCGGGTTCGGGAACGCTCCCGCAGCCCAGGTTCAGCCGCACAACCGCTCCTC